GTCGATTCTCGCTAAATACTGGCGACCGCTGGCAATTATTATAATTGTTGTTATCTGCGCGCTGTGGGTTGTCGGCAAAGTGTCCAGTTATGGTGAGCAACAATATAACGCAGGATATGCAAAAGCAATCGCCGAACAGAAGGCCGCAGATGAACAAGAGGAGCAACGACGCAATGCAGAACTGCAAAAGATTCAGGCCGACGCACAGCAAAGGGTTGATGCTGCGCGCAATGATGCTGTCAATGCTGCTACTAAGTCTGGCAGGTTGCAGCAACAACTCGCAAATATCCGCAAGCAGCTCGTCGGATATTCCACCTCTGAGTCCATTGGCAATCCAGCCGCAGAAACCGGAGTTTTGCTTGCCGACGTGCTCAGCAAATCTGTCGAAAGAAATCGACAACTGGCAGATTACGCTGACAGGGCAAGAGAAGCAGGATTAGCGTGTGAGGCGCAGTACAATTCGCTGCGCAATAAAAAAGCCCCGTAATGGGGCTTGCGTTTAATTTGTTTGTTCGGTGTTTTCTCTCTGCTTCCACATTTGCTTCAACTGAAAATAAGCATAAGCCTCATCACCATCCTTCGCATTGCGTTCCATTTGCTCACACCATGCAGATGGTTTTGGTGGCTCACTCTGCTGGCAATGTTGTTGGCTCATCAACAGATTCCTCGACCGTAGCTTCAACGATGCGCACCAGCGAGCACTCAAGGTTAGGCGCATTGTAATTACCCGCCAGAAACAGCACGCTACCAGTGCTAATCAGCACCTGCTTTGCGTTTGCCTGTGACAGATTCTGCACGATGAATTGCGCTGTCTCAGTGCCTATTTTCAGCACTGCACTACCGTCGCTGTTTAGTGATACCAGTTGCGCGGAAGTGTCAGCAATATTGGTGTAGTTCGCGTTTCGTTGCGCGATGGTGATATCGCAGAATGCCATTTTATGCTCCTGTAGTGATGTGGATTTTGCCGTTTTCGCCATATGTTGCCGATTCGATTGTCGCGGTGATTGTAGATACTCCATCAAAAGATGCGTCGAGATTGAAGTTAACCACGCCAGCAACCCTGCGTCCGTCCTGATCAACAATCATGCTTCTGCCATTAATTTGCTCAACATGGAGATGCACTGACTCGTCATTTTTGGGTGGTGCCATTATTTAATCTCTCCATTCAGTTCATTAACAATTAACGTCGCATAGCCAGCAATATCTTTCCAGCTATCATCATAGGTCGGGTCGCCATTCAGAATTCGCCCAATCTTGTGCTGAATCATGTCGAGTGCCTCGCGTTGGCTTGGCGTCAGGTTGTGCCAGCCATCCACTTCGCGCATCACATCTTTCAGCTCCTGCATGATTTCAGCACCGTCTTTGAATTTACCGTATCGACTGCCGCGCTCTGTGATGAGTTGCTCTGTTGCATTAGTATGGCGCTTATCGCCCGTGATTTGTGAACTCATTGTGATGCATTCTCCTAAATTCTTTTATTTTTGCTTCCGCTTCTCTTATGTCAGAAAAGTAACCAACTGTAACTCTTTTGCCATTTACTCCAACTCTTGCATGCCACTTGTTGTGCGATGAACTCCAGTTAACCCCCTTGACACCGCTAGTGTTGTTTTTGTTCATTGCTTTGTTGTGGCTATTCTCAAATTTACTGGCCGCCCTTAAATTGCACGCCCTGTTGTCATTGCGAATGCCATTGATGTGATCAATCATTTCACTTGCTGATGAGCCATGAATGCATATCCATGCTAATCTATGAGCAAGAAAAGCCCTGCCACAAAGAATTATTTGCACATATCCATCTGGCTTTAAGTGGCCCGCCACGCTCCCTTTTTCTGCAATCCTATTCCTTGTCTTTAGCCATTTAAATTCCCCAGTTAGTGGATTGTAGTCAAGGTAACTCAATATAAACTCCCTACTCGGCTCCTCCCTCCTATGTCTCATTTCTCCCCCTCTTTCATCGTCACCCGATTATTTTCATCAACATTAAAATTCTCACGAATCAAATCGTACATATCATCCTTATACATATCAGCCAGCGCCACATAGCAACGGGCAAAGTAGCGAACATCACGGAGTGTCAGCGGCTGCCGCTTCTCCACGATGCTGGTGATAATGTCCATCGGCTCGCGTCGTGGTCTTGGCATATTTACTACTCCTTCTCGAAAAACATCTTGACGTTTCTACATCACTTAGTCAATACTTATTGACGTAGATTGTATCACAACGAAAGAGGTGATGTGGAAATGCGATACAAAGAAATAGCAGCAAGATATCAGAAAGAGGTGCGCGAGGTTATGGAAATCCTTAACGTTCGCGAAGATACCATTAAGTATGTGGAAACTGCCATGTGTTCACTGGCGCTTGAAGCGGAGGTTGCAGGTCGTGAAAAGGCTGACGAACTTATATCTGCGGTGGTTTATAGTTCAACCAGTAACGGTTGAGGATGAAGGTTATCTGTGCGTTGAGCACGTTGTTATCAAATTCTACGGGAGAAATTACAAATGGCGCATGACGATCTGTACGAAAAATCGCTAATCCAGCGACTGAATGAAGTTGAGCGCACTCGCGAATGGCTGGAGTGCGAGCTGAGAGAAGTGCGCAACCGCCTGCAACGCAAACGCAGTCAGCAGAAAGATGTTATCGACTGGTCAGGTGATACGCCTAAATTTAATAATCTTGGGGAGTGGATAAAATGAGCGCGCCGCATATGCCGATGATGAATGATGAATCGCTATTAACATGCCCGTTCTGCGGTGGTCACCCTGAAATAAATGAGACCAGATATGGATATTACATCTCATGCGAGGATTGCAATGCAGAAACTGATGCATGGCTTCATCAAGCATCAGCAGTGAAATCATGGAATACCAGAAACGGACATCTATACAATGCAGAAGACTTCAATCAGGCAGCAGAGGAACGCGAACATGGACTATAAATCGCAAATCATGCGCGTGATTGTCAATCATCCAGGGGCAACGCGTGCATACATTGAGAAGCATTGCGGAGGAAAGCATTCAAGCACCACAACGCATCGTTTGCATGAGATGCTTGCGCTTGGATTCATTCGCCGCGAGAAGTCCGTGATTCGTGGCGGGAAGTGGCAGTATAAATATTTCATATCTGATGATGCGGCAGGTATTGATGATGCAATTAAGTGTCACCTGATTGATAACGCTGGCGCAGAGGTAAAAGAAATCAGCATAGCAACTAGCATTGATTATCGCATCGTGAAAAGCCGAATACGCATTATGTTTCATAACGGTGATGTAACGCGAAGCTATGACCACCACAAGAAGCTATGGCGTTACTCATGGAAGGATAAGGAAGTAAATGTGAGCAACCTGTTTAATTCACTTCTTCGCAACGCAAGAGGTCATCATGGGAAAAGCGAAACGCAAGAAGCAGGAGTATGAGCCGCTACCACCATGCGAAATGTCAGGAATGCCGCAGCATGAGGATGTGATTCTAACCGAGGCCGAGTGGCGCAAGGTGGCAAGAGTGCAAATCATGTTCCGCAAACTTGCTGAGGACGTACTAAATGAGATGGGCTATTAAGCATAAATCAGGCAGAACTCTGTTTGTGACATCGGATGAGTTTATTGCCAATAACCGCAGAAAAATGGGATGGCTAGTGGAGGAAGTGAAGATGACGAGTAGAGAGCGGTTTGAAGAAGAAATGAGCGATAAATACGAGTGGTTCAGTGATGCGATCGCTTGTGCTGATTTTTGCGGTGACGATGATGATGGCTACTATGTTGGCGGTGATTATCTCTATTATGGAAAATCATGTTCAGAGGCTTTGTTCTGGTTATGGCGAGGATGGCAGGCATCACGCTTAGCTATTGAGATTCAGGCATGCCCATACCCAAACAACCACGGACCACATGTTGATGACTATTACCTCGACCAAATTAACAACGCAGGCTTAAAGGTGAAAAAATGATTATCCCATTAAACGACATTATGAAGGCAGACATCATTCAACTCGAAGATTATGACATGCAACTGGCGTTTGAAATTGAAACCGTTGAGCGTCAACTGCAATATGCGGATAAGAAGAACGACCGCGTCTGGCATGAGAAAGCACTTAAAGCGCGCGACCACATGAAGCTCACGCGAGCACTCATCAAAACGCGACTGGATAAGCTGTATTTTGGTGAGGAAAGGATGTTGCATGGCGCTATTCTGGCACAAATCCGTAAGGAAATGCCAATTGGCAAGTTTATGTCATACGTCCACCGGGCAAAGCAGGAGGCTGGGTTATGATTCCATTGCTTTGGATATTATCAGCATACGCATTCGTCAGAGTATTGGAGGCCGATACTCTGTACCAGATGATTTGCTATGGCGCCCTGTTTTGTCTTTCAGGTGCTGCGCTTGCAGTTATGGATGATGTAATTTCAGACTAACACCGTATATCTTTTGTTCATCATGGGCTGCTATCATTTAATCAGGAGGTAGCCCATGAACATAATCCCTATCACTTACTTTCTCACGCTCTACGCACTCACCAATTCACCATTGTTTGCACTGGCTACCGCCTCATGGTGCTACATCTCCCTGTGTTATAATTCGACCACAAACTAACCGTGGAGAGTTAACCATGATTGTCAAGATTGGCGATAAGTGGGTGGTCAAATCGAAAGACGGCTCACAGCAATTTGGCGAATACGACACAGAAGAATCCGCCAAAAAACGCCTCGCAGAAGTGGAGGCGTTTAAGTACACGAATAATAAATTGCAGGTTAACGTCCTGACGACTATCAACTCAGCTAGCAATATCAGTGAGCAAATCATTGATGGCGACCCGCACTTCGTGATTAAAAACGTCGTGCCAGTGGTTGATGATGTCGTGATGAACAATGGACTGTATCCGGGCGATGAGATTCGCAAGAGCTATCACGGCCTTGATGGCAAGCCTGCACCATACAATCACCCGATGATTGACGGCAAATACGTCTCAGCAAGCATGACCCGCGCTGCCAATCAGTTCGGTGTTGGCGCGTGGATTGAGAACCCCTCGCATGACGGCACTAAGGCGCTGGTAGACCTGAAAGTAAACAAGGTCAAAGCTGAACGCTCAGAGAAAGGCCAGGAGCTGCTCGGTCGTATTGAGGCTCTGATGAACTCCGCAGAAGACGCAGAGCCAATTCACGTATCAACTGGCTTATTACTCAATCGCGAAGCTGCGGAAGGTACAAGCAAGGGTAAGAAATACACATGGATTGCGCGCAACATGGAATGGGATCATCTCGCAATCCTGCCACCGGGAGTGCCGGGGGCCGGAACGCCAGAAGATGGTGTTGGCATCTTTGCCACCAATGGCGAGCAAATCGAACGCATCACCGTAAACCTTGAGGATTCAACCGTGCCAGACGAAAGCGCCAACAAGATTAATTATAAATCGTGGCTGCATAAGGCCATCAACTACATCACCAACAAATCAGACTTGTCATTTGAGAATATCAGTGAGCAGATTCGCCAGATTCTGAAAGCTGAAGTTGGCGAAGATGTCTGGCCTTATATTGTGGCTGTGTATGATGACCGTGTTGGATTTGAAATCAAAGGCCAGATTTTTCAGCAGTTCTACATCGTTGAAGATGATGTGGTAAAATTGGTCGGTGAGCGGGTCAAGGCTGTTTATAAGACTGAACTTGAGCCGGTAAAATCAACTGAAGGGGAAATCTCAATGACGAACGAGGAATTACAGGCGGTACTCGCTGATGCCCTCAAGCCGGTTCAGGAATCGTTGACAGCTGTCAACCAGAAGCTGACCGACATCGAAGCTGAAAACGTTAAGCTGAAAGAGCAATTGCAGGCGAATACCGAGCAGGAAGAAACCGCGATGCGTGCTGCTATCATCGCTGAACTGAAACTGCCGGAATCCGCTGTGAATGCACTGAAAGGCGAAGCACTGCGTGAAACCTATGCGCTGACCAGCAAGCCTGCCGCGCTAAAAGGTGGCTTCCAGCCGAACCACGCTGATGACGATTTTGATATGGAGGCACCTGAATAATGGCTACTATCCGTTATGGCACCATCATTGGTGGCCCAGCTCGCAAGAACGACCCGCAGATTCGAGAAGGCATCATGAACGCCGCACTGCAACCGGGAGCACTGGTTGATTTCAACACCGATGACAAAATCATTGCGCACGCTACCGCTGGCGGTCAGGGTTTCCCTTACGTGCTCCAGCACAACTACATCGGCGGTGGTGATGTATCTGAAGCGGTTCCGGCTAATGCTACTGGCATGGCTGTGCAGTGTGAATTTGGCGTCACCTATCACGCACTGGTTGCTGCATCTTCCGCGCTGAAGAAAGGCACACCGCTGGCAAGTAATGGTGCTGGCGCGCTGAAAGTTGCTGGTAATGGGGACAATATCCTGTTCTATTCTTATGAAACTTACACTGTTGCCTCTGATGGCGCTGAACTGGTTGCAGTTCGTCGCGCTGGCAATGCTTCCATGCCTGCTGGAGCTTAATAATGGAAAAGATTATTTTTACCAAAGACTTGGTAGCCAACTCCGCAGTAGTGGCTGACCAGTGGAAACATCTCACCATCGACCGCAAGGTGTTCTGCAATGCAGAAGCTGAACTGGCGAAAACCTATGGCGTTAACGCCACCGCACTGGTAACGAAAGATTACTGGCGCGACGTGGACAACGTCACCACCCGAGTTTTCCGCAATGAAGCTGGTCAGGACATGATGGCTGACCTGATGGGTATCGCGGCAAACATCAACATCGGCAAGACTGTGGCAATCAGCCGCATTGCTTCCGATGCTGGCAAGGTCGTCCGCACTCTGTCTGGTCAGGAGCCGGAAGATCTGGATAAAACTCGCTACGATTACACTGGCGATGTGATTCCAATCTTCAAGACTGGCTACAGCCGCGAATGGCGTGAACTGCTGGGTATGCAGTCTGAAGGTTTTGACCCACTGCTGGACGATCAGGCTAACGTCACCTTCAACCTGCGTTCCGACATGGCGCAGTACCTGCTGACTGGCGACCAGACTCTGAACGTGAACGGCGTTTACACTGGTTACGGTATCACCAACCACCCGAACACTGTTCAGGTTAACCTGAACGTTTCCGGTGGCCTGAATATCGACCTGCAAACCGCAACGCCAGACGAAATCGTGACCTTCTTCAATCAGGATTTCCAGGCTATTCTGGATGCGCAGAACGTATTTGAGCAGGTAACTCTGTGGGTTTCCCCGGCAGTACGCCGCAGCTTCATGCGCCCGTATTCTGATGCGGCAGGTTTCAAAGGCGGCACAGTTGAGCAGTACATCACACAGTTCGGCAACGGTCGCATCGGCAAGATTGGCACCAACTTCCTGCTGACTGGCAACCACTTTGTTGGCTATGTTCGCAACGACATGTACATCCGTCCGCGTGTTGCTCAGCCTGTTTCCACCTATGCGGCAGCCCGTGTCAACCCGCACGATAACTTCAACTTTATGGTATGGTCTGCTTACGGAATCCAGATACGCAAGGATTTCGCTGGTCGTTCGAAAGTATTTAACGGCTATGGGACGCAAACTCCGAAGTGATAAAAAAAAGGGGCTTCGGCCCCTTTATGAATTGAGGTGAATAATGGCTAAATACGAAGTCATCGCACGAGGCATCTTTGTAAAAGAAAAGGGCAAGATTCGTGAATTGCAGCTTGGCGAGGTTATCACTGAGCCAGCTGAACATCTGATGTCAAAACTGCGCATCATGCCAGAACTGGAAAAGTCTTTCGAGGTCGCAACCCCGCAAGAAAAGACGACAAAGAGAAAGAAAGCAGAGTAAACAAAACCCGCATGATGCGGGTTTTTTATTGCTACAGACGCATCGGCATAACAACAATCTTCGCAGTCTCGCCAGATGGCGCGCTAAGGCAGCAAACTGCGGCATTTGTGTTTCCATTCAGTTCAAATTTAACACCACAGAATTTAGGATTAAACAGCTTCGCCACTTTCTCAATATCAACAAGGTATCCAGCATTGAAGCCAATTTCCTCTGTTGGCAAGGTCTGCTTCGGTATCACGCGATCAATATCAGGGAATCGACCATCAATCTCTTCGCAGATACCAGCGCCAACCATCGCGCCAGCTTCATCATGATACGTTGCAATTTTCGACTTGGTATCAATGATGGCGTACTCATAGCGTTTTGTTGGAGATTTACCAATCTTGATAATCACATTTTCTGTCAGCTTATTGTCATGACTGCAGCCAATGAATGCGCGATGACCATCAGTTGAGGCAATGCGACCATCAAGCATAAAGCAGATTCCGTTCAGGTAGTAGCGGACATCATTGCGAGCCTGAAATATTAATGCCGATTCAAGTAATAATTTGCTGATTTTTAGTTTCATCACTTCACCTTAATCATGTGCTGTTTTGCAACTTTCAGGCATTCTTCAAAAATGCCGCCCTTCTTTGCACTCTGATTGCGCTTGTAATACTGGATTGCCGCATCAATTGCCATCTGGTCAATGTCAGGTAGCTTGGCGCGCAGCTGTTTTTCGATGAATTGTTCGGGACTCATCCTAAAATCCTATTTTTTGCTATTTCAAAATACACATCATCTTTTTCAATGCCGATGAACCTACGCCCTGTGTTTATGCACGCCACGCCAGTTGTGCCGCTGCCCATAGTGAAATCGAGAACCGTTTCACCCTCATTGGTGTAGGTCTTGATTAGGTACTCCATGAGGGTGACTGGTTTTTGTGTCGGGCGAACTGTTTTCCCTTCGCTTGGAAACCTTTGAATTGTCTTTGGGTAGTTTGTGTGAGTTTGAAGGTACTCTGTTTTCCTCACCCCGCCGCCATTGTTATCTGTAACCTTTGAGCCTTGCTTTGTTATTTTGTTGCACTCGATAAGACCTTGAGGATAGTAAGCTGGAGAACTCGCAGAAAAAACGATTACATCTTCATGTATTTTTAAAGGCTGTTTTTTAGCGAGCATCTGGTTTGCGAATCTGGTTTTCTCCCAAACCCAACAATACTTAAACATCTTCATGTTGCTTGCAATGAGTGTTGTAGTAAACGGCTGGCTTGCAGTCATCACAATAGCGCCGTTCGGCTTTATGATGCGCTTCAATTGTTCCCACATTGGCTCAAGAGGGATGATGGAGTCCCATTTACAGGCGGTTGTACCATAAGGTGGGTCGGTAAGCACCAGATCAACGCTACCACCTGGAATAGACTTCATAACTTCCAGACAATCACCATGAATTAATTGCACACCTTTATTTATAATCATTACATCTTCTCCAGAATTGCCATAACCTCGTGAATGTCAGCAACAGGAATCTGGATAAATTCCTCATCCTCTGCCACCACATGACCAGCGGGAAGAATCACATGGTCTGCCGGCTTCAATAACTCAATCAAACGGTCTACTGGCTTAATCTTTTTCGACTTCAGCACCTTTGCCGTGACCTTGTCCTTGCCCTGCGCCTTCGCTTCTTCGACTGCCTCGTCGATAACTTTTACCGCATCATCACCATGCTCACGCGTTACTGCTACGGCATTTGCATAGCTGATTTGCCCGGCGCTGATTCGCGCTTTTACTTCCGCTGGAACGTCACCCAACGACAGATGCATCTGCACGTCAGACACTGAACGCCCTACCTTCTTGGCGATTTCTTCATTCGTCCAGCCAAAGCCTTTCAGTCGCGTGTAAGCCTTTGCGCGCTCAAACGGGTCAAGTTGCTTGCCCTGACTTGATGACACCATGAATGCGATTTTATCCGCCTCGTCGCCAGTGAAATCTTTGCACTCAATGCGAACGATTGGTGCTCCGCGCTCAATGGCACGCAATGCGCCGAGATAGCGGTGCTGACCATCAAGAATGCGGATTCCTTTCTCGTCAGGAATAACTGTTAATGCTGGTAATGGCTGACCTGATTCCCAGCACTGCGCGAAATATTCCACATGCTGCTCATCTGCTTCACGGATGTTATATCCCGGCTCCAGATAGATTTGTTCCACTGGTACGATATAGGTTTTGTTAACAGCGATGCCGTTGCGCGTTTCTTTGTCTGAATAGATTTTACTGAGTGTTTTCATTGTTTATCCTTGAAATCCATGTGAGTAAGCATAGTTATATGCATCTTCTGAGTTATCAAAATATTCATAACCAGTCCATCCATCGCGAATAAACTGGCAGCACCAGTGAGCTGGAATGCCTTCATCGGATGCCTGATAAAAAACATCAACAACCACAACTTCTGTTTCACCTTCCATCTTCATCACCTCTAACATTTATTGTTGTTTCTACGTCACTAACTATAAACTCACCGTCAATCTACGTCAACAGGAATATGCTAAAATCATGCTAATCAAACAACAGGAGATTTAAACATGGGCTCCACCAATTCGCCCTCTCGTTCACGCGCTGCTGGCAACACAAAAACTGGTAGTAAAACTGGCACAGTGAAGCCAAACGGTTCCACTCGTTCACCATCGCGTGGTAAGAAATAATGTTCGGCGCAGATATTGCCATCATAATCATGTATGTGTTGGGTTTCGCCTGCACAGGCATGGTTGCGTTTCTGGTGTTCATTCCGGCAATGGTGATGTCTGCGTATCTTGGATGGGTGCTTATTGATTCATTTCCCGCCGAATATCTGTATTACCTTGCGCAGTCTATGGTCTGGTTGTTTCCGGCTATTGCGCTGCAAAAAAGTACAAAGATGGCGCTCTGCGTGCTGACGATGAGCCTTTACGAATGGCTGGTTGCGATAGAGTCATTCGTATGGGAATTTATCACGCCTGTAGAAACGCCGCTTCATGCGCAGTACGCATTTATTATTATCGGCATCCATCTGTTCATCCTTTCCATCACTTTTAAATGGGGCGGCGAAATTGGACATTATTCTTGGCGTGGTCGCCATTGTTTTTTCGCTGATTCAAATCTATAAGTGCTGGAAACATATCATCAGCGAGACACGCAATGAACGGAGCACTAAGGCAAGTCGCAGAGCAGATTATAAGCGGAACGGCAGGGCAGGTGATTGATAAGGCTGGATATGCTTCTATTGGCACTGGCATCGGCCTGAAAGTCGCAGAGCAAACACCTGTCACGCAATCTTATTTTGAGGCTATGATTCCACACAGTCTGACAGAGTGGGCGGCAGTAGCGTCAATACTTGGTGCGCTATCTCTGGTAATAAAAAACCTCTTTGAAATGTGGTGGAAGATACGGGAGTCGAAAAAAAATGGCAGCACCAACACCTGAAGAATTAGTAAGCCAAATGGCATCCCGTGGAATGACTATCACCACGACGGATGCGTCTGGTATTCTGTGCCTTGTGGCGTTAATCAGTGAATGCCTTGAGCTGAACTATCCAAACGATGAATGCCGACAAAATGCGATCATGTTGTGGGCTTCCATCCTGATTAGCGCAAATACCGCTGGTCGCTACGTTACCAGTCAGAGCGCACCGTCTGGCGCATCACAATCATTCGCGTATGGCAGTAAGCCGTGGGTGGCGCTGTACAATCAGATGAAGCTACTGGATACGGCAGGATGCACTGGAGATTTGGTTGAAGACCCTGACGGTGGTAGTAAGCCGTGGTTTGCGGTTGTGCGTGGGAGAAAGTGCAAATGACTTCACTGGCTAACTGGAGTTACACGCAGTCATGCACCATCTGGCACAAGAGCGGCACCGACAAGTACGGTAAGCCGACTTTTGACGCACCAGTGAGCATCATGTGCGATTATGGATTTAACGATGATGTATCGACCGATGCGAAAGGTAATGAGATTGTGCAGAAGAATACCTTCTGGACAGAATACACTGCCGCTAAGGTGGGCGACTACATCATGATTGGCACGGTAACAGATGCTGACCCGTTGGCAGCTGGCGCTAACCAGATTCTGAATGTGATTAATTATGGCAACACCCTGAATAGGGCTGAGCCACCTGATTTCGCACTGGTGACATAATGCCAGCGAAATTAAGAGGCGTACGTCAGGCCGTAGAGAGAACTTCGCAGATTGTGGATGAGATAATCGCCACGAAAGCCGTGCGTGCGGTCAAGTCAGCTGCATACATCATCCGCACCGAATCAGCCACACTAACGCCAATTGACACGTCAACGCTGATTAACAGTCAGTTTGATACTGTGGAAGTTAGCGGGACGCGAATCACTGGCAAGGTTGGCTACTCTGCAAAATATGCGCTGTACGTCCATAACGCCAGCGGCAAACTTACAGGGAAACCGCGCAGTAACGGCAATGGCACGTATTGGTCGCCTGGTGGTGAACCACAATTCCTGACCAAAGCAGCGCAACGCACAAAAGACCTTGTTGATAGCGTGATTAAGAAGGAGATGACACTCTAATGAATATGCTTGAACTGGTTGATGCATATCTTCAGGATGCAGGATTGTACGATGGCTGGACTTCGCAGTTGCAGTTCTGGAATGACACCGGAGATGGCAACGAGCAATTTATTGTTCTGCAATCCAACGGCGGCACGCAGGTGATGGATGGCATCGGCGGTGACTTCTATTTCTCGCTGTATGTTGTCGGCAGGCATGGTCAATACAACGTTGCCGATGTTGATGCGAAAGCCAATGAGATTATCGAATACATCAAGACGCATCCGATTGATTCATGCGTTAACTATATCCAGTTGCAAGCGCCACTCGGTAGGCCGATGTTGACTGAGGAGAAGAGACCAGTGCATGAGTTGCTTTTGCTGGTTGTGAAATAAATAAAGCCGCACTTGGCGGCCTTATTACTGGTTTAAGCATTGCCAGCGTGCTTTCTTAATATCCAGCCCCGTAACCCATACATACCCCTACATATGATTGCGATAATGCTGGATATTAAGTGCTGTGGCGTCTCGCGATTAACTGAGACCGGCATAACAATGGATGCAAACCTATCCAAATAATCAAGATGGCATTACCACAACGGCAAGAGCACTCCCACTTTAACCCGCACGACCCATTAATACGCCGTCGGCTGCTCTGAAATGCTCTTACCTGTTGTGTGCCGGTTACGCGTCCGGCGTCTCTCGACCGCTAATTGCAATTGAAGAATTGTCTGTAATTAAATGAAATCAGGGAACCAATCTCTGTTAAATCCAAATCTACACCACAAAATAATCACTGTCAACACCTGTGATATAATCACCACGTTAGCAGCTAACACAATTCGGAGATCGAAATGGCTATTTGTGCAAATGATAAAGGCGTTCTGGTCGGTCGCATGACCCGACTGTTCCTTGCTGAAGGGTGCGGTGACGCAGTTCCGGCAGCAGAAGACTGGAAGTATTTAGGCTCAACCACCAGTAAAGGAGTTGACTACTCGCCGCAGACTACCACGTCGGAAGCTGATACCACTGGCGGTTTTGTCTCCACTCTCGTTACCAGCTCTGATATGACCATCAGTGCAGAGGTTGAAATCCGCAAGAATGACCCTAGCGATGAATTTGGCTTCCATCGTCTGGTTGAAATTTACACCACTGAACTTAAAGCGCGTCGCCAGCCTTCCTTGTGGGTGCGCGAGGTGACTGGTGCAACCATCGTTACTGCGTACTGCAACATCACCAGCATCAGCTACGAAGGCGGCACGAACGACATCGTAACTGGCAGCCTTGAATTCAAGGTTTACGATTCTGACAGTGTCACCGTCGAAAGCCTTGAGCCTCTGAAGTTCACTACCGACCTATCACCAACCGGCACCGCTAGCAGCCCGTTAACCGTTGCTGTTGAAGGTGGCGTCTCTCCTTACACCTACGTGTGGCGCAAAGATGGCGTAGTTGTCGGCAGCGAATCAGGCGCAACACTGGCAAGCCCTACCGCTGGTGTGTATACCGTAACTGTCACAGACTCGTCCACTGACCCTGAAATCATCATCAGCACGGCTTGCACTGTATCAGGATAAAGAAAAAGCCCCGAAAGGGGCTTTGTTTTATTCTTGTGGTGGTTCTGGTGGATTGGCCCAATGGGTAGCTGGAATGCCGTGACAGCGGTCTAATTCACTAACAAAAATCTTACTGCCAATGTTGTCGATAACTTTACATACCGCAGTTCTAACGACACCACGAAATGCTGTGATAACCATCTCGCCTTCTTCAGGCATCCTATCACTACACTTAATCCACTGGCTCATATCACCTTATCCTCATCAAAAATCACACCAATCACACGAAGCAAATCTTTCGCCATGCGTTCCGATTCTTCGTAGTCGTAACCTGCATCAACATATAGTTCAGTGTAGAAAATCAGGTCAGCTTTTGTTTGTTCGTTCATGGGCAAGCCTTACATACCTTGCTTTTCACATAAAGCAACAGCCACATCACGCAATTGCTCTTTGGTCATATCCTTGCGTGCATAAACCATTTCTACGATAGCAATGCCGATTATTTCTGCTGATTCGTTGTTTTTTGCGGAACCTTTAACTACCACCTCGGCAAGATTCTTGCTGATACCATTATCGCGAACATCAGCAGTGTTCATGGCGATTTCTCCAATGTTCTTGCACACCTCTGATGTTGCTACAGCAGAGAAAGAAGAAACCAATAGTGCAGATGCAATCAAAATTTTAATTTTCATAACTCACCTCATTTATATCTCGTTTCGATGACTTGAATCTACATCACCACCTAGCAGGTGTCAACACCACTGAGATGATATAATCAACATCAGTCAAATTCAGGATGCAAAACATGAGCAATCGCACGCCACTAACAGAAATCGGAGAGATGCGCATCTCGCTTTCCGACAGGAGTTTTTTCTTTAAGCCATCATTCCGCGCCATGAATGAAATCGGCACACCAAAAGAAATCGTCGAGGTGTACGCTAAGCTCAATGGCATTGATTATGTTGCGCCATTGCAGCACGTCGAATACCTGCCATTTGGCGCACAGATGCAGGTTATGAAAACCATCAGCAAGCCTGTGTATGGTCGCCATGTGCTGAGCGCGGCCTATATTGTCATGCAGTCATGCTGTGAAGATGATGTTTCCGTGCTGATTGGTGGATGGAAGCCAACGCCGCGCGGCGTGCGATATGTGCCGGGAGTAATGCCAATTGGCGGCACTGGTCATTTGCCAGGTGGAACAGGTGGCATTATTGAGATTGCCCGCTCATTAATGGAGCACGGCATCATCGGCAAGTCACCACTCAAAGTGCCTGAGCGTCTGGAAGAGCAGGGCAAGAAAACCACAAATGAGTTTCATGCGTCGCAATACATCATCTCGGCGCGCACGCATTTCGACATGACGCGCGATGAGGCAGAAAACCTATCTATGACAGAGTTTCAGATGATGATTAAGAATAAATATCCAGAGCCGAAAGGGTTAACGAAAGAAGAGCGCGCGGCAGAGTACGATCAGGCTAAAGCAGACCGTGAGCGCATGAAGGCACTGGCTGAACGCAAAGCGAAAAAAGCGAGGAATACATAATGGCTGAAGAAGTCGGCGGAATTGTCTATGAAGTCGGGATGGATGTATCCGGACTGACTACTGGTGGACAAAAGGTAAACAAGGTTCTTCAGGAGATTGAGAAGTCAATTGATGAGTCAATTGCCGGGATAAATAAACTTGATACCGGATTAAAAAACACCGCATCGACAGCTGAGAAATCTGGCAGGAGTTTCTCCAGTTTAAATAACGCTATGAGACAGGGCGGCTACCAGATTCAGGACTTTGTAGTTCAGGTACAGAGCGGACAATCAGCACTTGTTGCTTTAAGTCAGCAAGGTAGCCAGTTATTGAGCGTCTTTGGTTCAGGCGGTGCGGTTGCCGGTGCATTGCTAACCATCGGTACGGTAATCGTTGGCTCATTAATTGCTGGCATGGATAACGCAGCTGTTTCCACAAAGGCACTGACCGCCGCACAACAGCGTCTTGCCGACATATTCCAGCTTTCTGCTAATGGTGTTGTGGTTCTCTCTGACAAGTTCGCAACACTGGCTAAGCAGTCAGAAAACGCCGCAAGAGCACAGTTAACAATGGCTCTAATTGATGCAAACAACATCATCAAGGCTTCAGTACAGGGCGTCAATGAGCTTGGCGACGCACTTGGCTCATGGAAAGCGCCACTATCCGCCGCCATCAGCCAGCTTGACACACTGAAAGCAAGAGGCATTGATGTAAACACAGCACTCAAGAATCTTGGCGGGACATATGAGGGTAATATTCTCGGACTAAACCAGCTTAATCAGGTGGTAAAAAGTCTGGCAGATGAGTTTGGCATAAGCGCCGATGATGCTTTGAAGCTGGTTGAAGCTCTGGCGGCGGTGAGAAAAAACGCCAATCCTGAAACAATAGCAGAATTACGTGACCTGACTGTTGACCTTAGTCAGAAATATGGATATGCAAACAAGTCGCTATCTGAACTGACTGGCAAGGTTGGCGAATATTCCATTTCAGCAGATCAGGCAGCAGAATCTACAAAAATGGCTACCGACATGCTTAACGGTCACAAGGTAGCTTCAGAAGAGGATGCGAGAGCAACTGAAGAAAACACGAAAAGGCTTCAGGCTTACATCCAGTCAATCAAGGAAGAAGGTGAAACCATCGCCTTTACCGCCAGGCAAAAGGCTCTGTACAGAGCTGAGCAGCTTGGAGCAAGCGATGCAGATAAGCAAACAATCAACTCGTCGTTCGACAAAATAGAGGCTTACAAGGCTGAACTTGCCGCAAAGAAAGAGCAGGAAAGGCAAGATAAAAAACGCATAACTGCATCAACAAAACAGGCCAATCTTGAAGAGTCTGTAGCGCAGAAGCTGGAAAAATTACGCCAGCAAACCATGCTCAATGCCACATCTACCAGCGAACTATCACGCGAGCAAGCAATTCTCAACGCGCAACAATCGCTTGGCAAGGCGGCAACTCAGGAGCAGATAAAACTGGCTGGTGAGTATGCTGCGAAGATTTGGGAACAGAAGAATGCATTGAAGGAACAGGCGGCGGCGGAGAAGAAAAGAATAGATGCCGTAAAAGGATACAGCGCACTAAAATCGCAAACCTCACCAATGTTTGCTGTAGAAACATCCTATCAGAAGGATATGGCTGACCTTGAAGCATACGCCGCAGCATATCCACAAAAAATCACGGAGATTGAGCAGACTCGCGCAGCAATTGAAGCGCAATACCGCCAACAGCGACTTGAAGCAATGTGGCAGGAGTGGAGTCAGCAAAACGCAGCCACACAAGCGGCGGCAGCGGCGTTTGATGCTTTCGGGCAGACGGCTGGTAATGCTTTAACTGGCATCCTTACTGGCTCAATGTCTGTATCAGAGGCGTTGCGATCAATTGGTTCAAATATTCTGTCGAGCGTTATCAATGCGTTTGTGCAAATGGGCATAGATTGGGCCAAATCAGCCATCATGGGTGCTGCAGGAATGACAGCAGCCTCAGGCATGGCAGCGGCTCAGGCGCAAATTATTGCAGCGGCTATGGCACCAGCAGCGGCAATGACCTCACTTGCTACAGCTGGGGCCAACGCGATGCCAGCGCAGGCTGGCATTGCTTCAACCGTTGGTCTTGCAAAGACATTATCCATTGCTGGCGCACTGAAAAACGGCGGCCCAGCACAGGCTGGTTCAATGTATCAAGTAGGCGAGAACAACCTCCCTGAGATATTCCAGGCATCAAACGGTCATCAGTACATGATACCGGGCGATAGTGGTCGTGTCATCAGCAATAAAGACCTGACAGGCGGCAGCAGTGGCGTTGTAGTTTATAATAGCATTATCAATAACAGCTCAGCTCAGGTTAGCAGCAGCGCCAGAGATAACGGTGACGGAAGCGTGACAATTGAGACGATTGTGAGTGATATCGAAAACAACGGTCCTATCGGGCAAAGCATTGGAAGAAACTACTCAGCAAGCCGGAGGGCAACTGAATAATGGCCATCATCAAATACCCTGACTGGCTGCCACTCGCACAACGCGCCAGTAAAAGCCTGACACAGCAAACCCCGTTCCGCAGTGACCAGCCTGCGGTCGGAGCACCAATTTTTCAGAAGCTGACAACTGATATTGCGGCGACATGGAGCCTGACTTGGAAGTTTACGCTGGCAGAAGAACGCGCGTTCATCCAGTGGTTGCGTAGCCCTAGCTACCTCAACAAATGCAACAACTGGTTCACCATGATGATTGACCTCGGAGGCAGCGGATTACAGGAGCAGACGCTGCATTTTACCGATTATCCGGTGCAGACCAGCATTGATGGCGGCGTCGTTACGTGGACTGGCAATGTTATCGCTAAGAAACTCAATAACACGATGGATGAGTTTGATGATGTTCTGGTTGAACTGGATTACAGATGGTTCGGATGGTTGGATGAAGTCGTTAACCGTGACCTACCGGAGTACCCATAATGCCATCATTACGCGATTACAAAGCAAAGCGCCCTAACTGGGCGCTGTTCGACACGATAACGTTTTATCACTCGTCATTTGGTTATGTGCGTCTTGTGGCTAACGTACTGGATGAAATGGTGCTTGGTGGAGAAACTTACCTGCCAGTGCGCATGGACATCACTCAGTCTCAGCAGTCGAATACACCTGCGATTAACGCAAACGTCAAGTTTGCTCGTCTGGCTAATGACTTCAAACAATACCTTAAATTGTGGACTGGTTCAGGTCGCATTGAGCCAATCAGCGCACTGTATCAGAGATTTGAAGAAACTGACACGAATACACCACTGAAGCCATATCGACTGTATATCAGCGATGTGGCTATGGATGGTTCTGATGTTACCGTTACGCTGTCAATCAAAAACCCAATCAAAGGAAACGTGGCAAAACTTTATGACATCGCTCAATTCCCCGGACTGCGTAATGTCTGACGAAGAATTTGCGCAGTTAATGTTTGGCAAACCATATAAAGACAGGTGTTGCCATGTTGACGCCGTAGATTGCTGGGGGCTGGTGGTGCTTTATTACCGACTGTGTCGTGGCATCAATATTCATCATGACGACAGTTATGATAATGGCGGCTCTTTTGTTACCTGCTTCGATAACGAGGTGACGTTCTGGGAGGATACACAGACTCCATCGGTAGGCGATGTTGTCGTGGCATATCGTGGCTACGTCCCTGTGCACATCGCCATGATATGGGGCCGTGATAGAATACTTCATGCGCGAGAAAAAACGGCAGTCAGATTTGACAGGCTGCGAACACTCGAAAAAATATCAACAAAGTTAAGGTTTCTCACTTATGCCAGTAATTCATGTTCAGAAGATGCCGGGCACACCGAAAGAAACGGGAATTGTGCCAGCGGGTACAAACCTGTGGAAGTGGCTTAATAAGTCAAATCTTCCTGCCAGCATTTCAATTGCGGTAAATGGCAGAGTGATTGGTGAAGATGATGAGCTTTCCTTCTGCCTGCGCGATGGCGACGTTGTCAATGTTTATTGCCAGCCATCCGGCGCAATTGGCGACCTGATCGGTGCGATACTGAAGCCAGTAACGAAGATTTTCTCATTCCTTACACCGAAAGTATCCACACCAAAAACGGATACCAGCTCAAAAACATCACCAAACACCAGCCTTAAAGCGCAGACGAACATTGCTCGCAACGGCGAGGCGCGCCCTGATAATTTCGGACAGATTCGTGCGTTTCCTGACTTGCTTCAGGAATCATTATTTGAATACATCAATAACATTAAATATGTCACCGAGTTCATGAACTTTGGCCTCGGTAAATATGATGTTTCCTCTGTGCGTTATTCTGAGTCAAATCTCGGCTCTCTGGCTGGCGCGAGTTACACCATTTATCAGCCGGGAGAAGTTATTCCTGTTGTGTATGAGCCTTATGCATTTGATGATGTTGACGGTCAGGAACTGTACGGGCCAAATGAACTGGATACCGATCCTCCTCCAGTGGTCATTGAAACTGCAACAACAACCACGGTCACAGAGACAGAATTTGCTGGTGGTCAGATTGCTGTCAAAATACCGAAAAACTCAGCATTTGATTACTTCGTTGACTTAACCATGCCTCATGACGTGGTATTCAAGCTGAATATAACTTATGCGCAAGGCGGTGGCGCATCTGTAACCGAAAACGTCACGCTATCAGGAAGACTTGTCTCCGCAACTGAGACTGATGATGGCGGGCTGCCGCCAGAAAATTACTGGTACACATTTATTATTAACAGCATCAACTACTCAGGTGCGCCAATATCATCGCTTAATGGCGTGACGATTAATAATACCTATTTCAACCTGACAGATAACCAGCCGATTGTTTCCGGTCCGTACTTTTCACCGATTGATGGTGATCAGCTTTGGGTGCACCTGCAACACCAGACCAATGATGGTAATGATTTCAGTGTTCTCATTGAGTGGTGGAAGATTGACAACGATAACGTTCAGATTCCAGGGACGTATCAGTCGATGAACTATTATCAGGACGTGGACAGAAACGATACGTTCTACTATACGATCAAGCTGACACCATCAGCTGGCACTGGTCGCTATGCGATTCAGATGCGACGGACAAATAACAGTTCCGACACGTCAATCCTTCAGCTTGAGGAAATACACTCAATCGTCACGCGCACCAACGTCTCATATCCAGATGACACGGTGGTCAAGGTGGTCGTGCGCGCCACAGAGAATGCCACTGGCAGCCGCGACAGGAAATATAATGCGTTAATCACACGTCACACCATCGGTTACAACCGTGATACTGGTACGGTGCGATATACCCTTGCGCCGTCACGTAGTTTTGCCGATGCTGTCCTACATAACTGGCTAATTACCGCTGGCAATCCAGAGAACACGATCGACATCGTTAAACTGTATGAGATTGCCGATAGCTTGCCTGATGAGCGACTTGGCTACTTTGATTTTACTTTCGATGATGAAGATAAAAGCATTGGTGAGCGCCTGCAGACCATCTGCGATGCGGCGCGTGTTACCGCATTCTGGGATGATGGGGTAATGAGTTTTTCTCGTGATGAAAAACGAGAATATCCGGCAACTGTATTCAACACCAGAAACACGCAGAGCGATGGATACAAACTGAGCTATGACATCAGTCTTCCCGGCACTTATGATGGCGTTAACGTCGAATATCGTGACCCAATAACAAACAAACAGGCCAACGTTTACTATCGAATTACCGATAGCGGAATAGTAGAAGGCGAGCCAACGAAAGCCAAGAAATTCGACATGCTTTATGTCCGCAATCGCTATCAGGCTGTTGACCGGGCAACCCTTGAGTGTCGGCGTCTGATTTATTCACGTCGCAGCATGGAAATTAAGGCGCTGGCAGATGGAGAATGGATTAATGTAGGCGATATGATTCAGGTAGTTGATATGTATGATGACGTGCAACAGACTGGCGTTATTGAAGCGCGTAACGGGAACGCATTCACAACCAGCGAGCAGCTAACGGCTGATGATAATCTTTATGTTGTGGTCACCAGTTCTGACGGCAGCGTGTCAGACAGATTGCCAGCAACAGTAACCGGATTGCATACATTCACCTGCAACCTGCCGCCTGATTTCGAATTGAATATTTGGGATGGCACTAATGTGCAATCTGAATCACGTTACGTATTAAGCACTGAGAAAGAGCTTGATACCACACTGTGGGTTGTCAGCCAGAAGAATCCGGGGAGTGACGGCACAACGACGCTGACGATGAGTGAATACTCTGATGAGATGTACGAATACGTCATCTCACCATCGTGATACAATATACATCAAATTCACAAAGGAGCATTTATTATAATGGCTACCACCCCAACTAATAAACCAATTCCGTCAGAAGACCCTCGCGACCTTAAATTTAATGCTGGGAAAATTGACGAGGTAGTGACATCTGAATCGCATTACTATACCGATCGTTTCGGTGTGCGCCGCTGGACTATTGCTGGATTCCAATACACCGCAGAAGAAGCGATTCGCAACTATGGCTATATCACAATGGATAGCTTCGAAGATGGGGCGACACTGACACTACCAAATCAGGTTTTGCGATATGAGGCTACTGGCGAATATTACCGCTGGGATGGCGATCTGCCAAAAACAGTGCCTGCTGGTTCAACTCCAGATAGTACTGGCGGTGTTAAATTAGGAGCATGGGTTAGTGTTGGTGATGCATCACTGCGTCAGCAACTCTCTAGTAAACTAGGGTCGCTGATGGTAGGTTTTTCTCGCGTTGATGATGTTCCTCGCACTGTAGGAGATAAGCTAAAAGACGTCCCAACAGCCAATGACTATATGCTACCGTCTGAGACGAATCTAACACTCGCAATTAACCGTGCTGCTGCTGACGGTGTCAAATCACTGTTCGTGACGAGCGACCGCTCCTACAACATATCGTCGATTATGGAACTACCTGACGATTTCGAGCTGCTTGGTTATGGCCGCCCGTCTGTCGTTTGCGCGGACATTGCCAGCATTATCAGGATGAATTCTCGGACGACCGTTTCTGGGCTCAAGTTTACTGGCTTATCACCTGCCGTCCTTTCTCCGCACAACGGAGCTGTGGATGTTTGTATATCTGGTAACTTTTTCACTGGGCAAAACCAAATTGTGCTATTGCTGACATGTTCAGATGTGACCGTGGCCAACAATGTGTTTGATGGTACAGGGTACGGTATTATACAGCAGGCTGGATATGCTAGTAATAATGTTCGCGTAGTTAGTAATAACGCCAGAAATATGAAATTTGACTTTGTTGAAGCTAACTCTGCATCTATTGGCACCAGATCGTGGCAGATTTTGTCTAATATATACGACGGGGCTGATAACTGGAACTCTCTAGCTACGGAACAAAGATTCGTTGGAATCACTGAGCTTGAAGACGTCACCATCTCAAACAACTTAGTTCGAAGGACTGCTGGCGATAGCGCGATCCATCTTGAAGATTTGCTTGGTCGTACAACTATATCTGATAACTTTTTTGTTGATTCTTTTGCTGGTGAAGGTTGCATATACAACCTTTCATCTGACGATGATATGCTGGTGTGTGGGAATTGGTTTGTTATGACTGACGACTACACCGGAGTTAACACTACAGCAATACGTACAGATTCTAGAGAATACACACATCGATGCAAAATAAGCTCTAATATATTTTTCGATGCGACTTCTATTGGTAAAAAGCTCAGACCTGTCTTTCTTGCATATGGTGGGACGTTCGATTACGAAGACAATCTATGTGTAAACACTTTCGATATTGCTAGGTTTGCCTCCATTAACACACCCCGGTTCTCCAGAAACAGAGGCGTTGGTCAGCTCCAGCGCGGGATATGGGCGGATGTCGGTTCAACAGGAACCTCCGGGTCTGGAGCTATCTATGACGGAAATATAATACCATCCCTGGTAGAGACTGATTACGGCATCCGAGCAACTACGAACTCCCAGGGTACTGGCGGACCTAAACGTCATGTTGCATACAATAACCATATCGGGGGGGATATTAGGTTAGAAGATCCTAATGGGAATCCAGGTCAAACAGCTGAAAATGCAGCGTGGGGTAACAGGGTTACAGGGGAGATAGTTGTCACCAATCGGATAACCGCTGACTCATTTGGTAATTACAGTGTCACTGCGATTTAAAATATAAGCCCCTCAATCGAGGGGCTTTTTCGTTTTGCAGTATTCCATCAGCTTTACCTTCAACACAAACACCTCCTGCTGCCGGGAGACATCGTGGTATTTCCCTGGTCTATGACGTCAACTACGACTACTGGTGTGTTGTTGGCATGTCTACATCTGACGAGTTGAGTGCTTAATCACGAAAAACCCCGCTTCTGCGGGGTTAGTTTTATCATCAGAATGGTATTGAATCATCAAAGTCCATCGGCGGCTCACCTCCTCCTTGTGGGCTTTGTTGTTTTGGTGGCTGTTGTTGTCTTTGTGACTGCTGGCCTGATTGCTGGCGTGGTTGCTAAAAACCATCAAATATCAATGGCTCTGATGGTTTTTTATAGTTTGGGTAATTTATTGCTCTCCAGTCGTTAAATGCCATCATTGCAGCTTCCCAACCAAGGCATACACACGCGAAGGAACCTAATTCTTTTGCCGCCTTTAGGTATGCCATTTGACCGGGCTGCCATTTTGATAAAGTATGATCCATTCTTTTCATCTCCATAACGAATGATTGCTTTCCTATGATGATGATGTCTGACGCCCCGAAGTTTAGCGCGCCTTTTTTCTTCAGGTTTTCAACTTCATACCCTTTACGCTTTCCTTCATTTGGCACATGAATCATAACTCTTGCAAAGTCAGGATATAGCTTCCTTATCTGATTAACAAAAGTCTCCAGGTCAGCATCTTCTGACGGGCACTTTTTGTTTCTGTAATCTAAATCACCATATACCTTAACGCCTTCTGGAAAAATCATAATACCCCCCAATACATGCCTTTAACGTTGAAATATTTACTTCCTTTATCTCTTCTGAACATGATCACTGATGGCGCGACAGCCTCATCTCTTCTTGCTATTGCATCCTCAATTGACATGTCAGATTCACCAAAGCACTTCCCGCAAAACTCTTCCCACTCCTTCTTCATCCATTCCTTTTCAGAGTTTGGATTGTAGAACTTGCTAACAAAAAATGGCTTCTGGTCAATAGCAAATTTTACGTGCACCAAATCTTCACCACTTGAAACGTAATGCTTCATGATGCTCATCATGGTTACGCTTGATTGCTTTGTTGCATAAGGAGAAGAATCAAGCCTGTCAGCTTCTTCCTTTAGCTTTTGGTTTGGGTCAATGATTTCAGCTCCGCAGGATGTGCAGTTTCTTGCCGCTATATCATTTTCAAACCCACAATCAGGACACTCTTTTACCGACCATTTATAAGTACATCTGTGTATTTCCCTTAGTGGACCTTGCATAACGTAGTTTTTACATCTTCTGCCAAAATGAGCAGGCATAGGTTTGCTTCCAATTTTTTCACCTGACTTATCAAAAATATCAATCATCACCCTGTCACCAGCCAAATCAAGCCAGTAGCCTTCTTTGTCAACTTCCAGATTTTCCGGATTTGGGCGCACGCCAAATTCATTGATAAAACCACACAACGGGCATTTTACATCCATTGGTACTGATGGTTTTTTCCTTGTTGCTTTTATTTCTGGAGTGAACAAGTCACCAGTCTCAGAAAAGTGGCGCTGAATGTTGCCTGCATAATCGCTGACAAGAAAGTCTTCCTTTCCTTCATAAAGACGCGTCCCCCTACCAATTATTTGCTGGTAGAGTCTTGGTGATTCTGTAGCTCTCATTACTGCTATGTGATCACAATGCGGAACATCAACCCCTACAGTAAGGATATTTTGGTTAACGATGTATTTAACTTTTTGTGCCTTGAAGTCTGATATTGCCTTGTTGCGATCTGCTGTTGGCATATCACCAAAAACATAACTATAAGAACCGGGAGGAAGTGACTCCATTATCTCCATAGCGTGTTTCTTTGTGCTGGCAAAAATCATCGTTCCGCGCCGATTAACAGAGCGACGGATAATATCTTCAACAATGCGTGATGTTTTCCTTCCCTTTCCAACCATCGCCTTTTCAACTGAAGCTGTCGTGTACCGACCTAACTTATCCTTTTCAAGACAAGACGTATCATACTCGTCAAAAACAGGCTCTGTTACTGGAGGCGTAAGGTATCCGTTTTCGATGAGAAATTTAGCTTCAAGCTCATAAACGACTTTGTCGTAATATGGGTCTATGGCTGTTTCTTCATCTGTAGGACCGTCGAGGTAGTGATCTTTGTAGATGTATCCAGTTCCAAGTCGGTAAGGCGTAGCGGTCATTCCAATAACGCGCAGTTTTGGATTGCGACGCTTCATCTCATTAATAATAAATTTAATGGTTGGCGTTATTCCATCACATTCATCAATAATGACAGCGCCATACTTATCACCAAACATCTCTATTGAGTTCTTTATGGTTACTGGTGAACCAAATACTACAGGATGACGCAGGTTCTTTGGTCCAGCCTTTGCACTGAACATGCTGGCTGGTTCTCCTGTAAGAAGATATTTAGCGCGATTTTGTGTGACGAGTTCAGCTGTCGGAGCAATGCACAAAACTCGCTTTTTGCTCATACCATAAATACGAGATGCAAGTTCTGCTACAACCATAGATTTTCCTGCACCTGTAGGGAGGATGATAACGCATGATGAGATGGTGCTGCGAATGTGTGCCATAGCTGAATCAACAGCTTCCTGTTGGTATGGCCTTAGTGTGTATTTCATAATTCAAATCCCTCACACCATGCAACAACATACTCACACTGCTCAACATTGAACATGCCAATGTGACATTTCTCTTTGTAAATACCCATGCTTTTAGCCAGGGCGGAATAAGCAGCACCACGCGTCATTTTCCCTGATTTCCATAATGGATCAAAAGCGGAGTGTGCTTTACTTTTTGCCTTCCTTAATTCTTCATTAGCCACCCTTCCAAGAGGTCTTTTGCCATCACCATTTTTATGGCAACCAACATAAGCACCACAAGAATCACATAGATAAAAATTAAGAGATGAAAGGTCTGGTCTGTGTGGGTAAATTTCACTCCCTTTAGCTAGTCTTGTCGCAATATTGCAGTAATCACAGATAACTTCGTACATATAAACCCCCAATTAAAAGCCCCTTAACGGGGCTTTATTTAAATAAACATCAAATCATTAAAACGGAATGTCATCATCAAAGTCCATCGGCGGCTCGTTAGATGGCGCTGATTGCTTATGAGCAGGCGCTGCTTTTGTCTGTTGACGACCGAAAACACCAGCCACATAGTTACCAGTTTTTTGCTTATCCTCAGACTCCCAAACTCGCAGAAGAAGAATCATTGGGCGATTTGCAAGCGCACTGGCGATAGCAAAATCAGTCGGCTCTTTCCCTGATGCCATCAGCTTACCACCAGCGTTTGCGTCAATTGCTGCAAGCATAGTGATAGCATTGTCGCGCTGCTTTTCTTTTGAGCTAAATACTTTCAGCTTCTGGAAGATGATGCGATTTTTATACTCACCCTCAAGGATTCGCCACTTAAGATTGAAGAATCGCTCACCTTCCCACTGATCGTCTTTACATTCTTCAACTGCAGCAAGAACGCGACTGCCATCAGGAATTACTTCGAAACCACCACCCAGTTCAAATTCAGATTTAGATTCAACAGCTTTACCGTCAGAAAGATTCCAGAAACCCATTTTTGTGTCCTCTCGATTTATTTGATGATCAGTTTTGGTTTGCCGTCGGTGATGGCGCAACCCTTAATTTCAACCCCGGCTTTAATCGCATTTTTAATCGCTGCGTTATCTGCCGATACTTTCACAACGCGGTACTGCTCAGGAAGCTGCTCAACAGGAACAAACACATCAAGAACTGGTGACGGTTTGCCAAGAGTGATACTGAACAACTTACCTTTGATATTTGTCTTTCCTGACGCCATCATGTTTTGACGAAGATAATCTTTAAGGTTATCAATCTTCGCAACTAAAACACGCTTACGCTCAGAAAGACGGTCAATCTCGGATTTAAGCCCAGCCTCATCAGCTTCAAGCTCACGAATGTAAGCAGCAACCATTTCAGCCTTTCCTTCAAACTCCTCTTCAATAAGATTGATGGTATCTTCAATCTGCTCCCGCGGAATATCCTCCATCGCCAGCAGTTCATTAAGCTGTTTTGTTATCTCGTAGAGATGCATAATATTTAATCTCACTCAAAAGTGGGTTCTCACCTTTTTCAAAAGGAATTTCAGGTTCAAGGTTGTATCTGTTTTTTGCATTAACATATCCAACTCGACCATCACCAGAGGTAATAAGAACTCGTTGACCAGTCTGAACAACCTTTCCAAACTTGGTTACCTGCCCTTTCTTATCAGTCTCAGTTCCTTTCACGAACTCCTCATTCCTGATGTAAATAACAGCATCACTAAGATTCACATAGCCAGAAACAGAAGCATCATGCATGTCAAGTGTGTAAACGGTGTATTCATCAGCATCAGGGCGATTCTTCATCTTTTTAACACCTGCGTGTGCAAGATAAATAATGCTCATCCCTTTTTCTTTGCGAAGATACTTACATGCATTTATTATTTCAGCGTGCATTTCAGAAACAACAATATATCCTTTGTTGTAACCACCAGCCGCAGAACCTACGTTGTCAACACCGTAATTTTCACAAACCTCATGCTCAAACATTGAATGCAGGCTTGTGATTGAGTCAATTACAAGCGTTTTGTAATTATGTTCCTCAGTAATTAATGCGCGTAGCTGTGACAGCAAATCATCCTTTGTGCTTGTTTTGCGTTTAGCGTCAGCGCGCTTCAGAACAGGAAATGAATCAGGTTTCTTTTCATCATCCCAGTCATCAAAAACACCAGTGATCTCTTCAGCCTGAATAAACACTGGGTTTGGGAATAGCGCCGCAAGAGTTGTCTTGCCTACACCTGGAGTACCAACCAATGTTATGATTGGCGCTGCTGGTTTTGGTTTTTGAATCATTGATAAGCTCATAGTGTCCTCTCGATTTAACTCAGCATATCGCTGGTGTGACTTAAAGATACGTCAACGTGACGGTAAACGCAATACCTTGACGAAAATTTTTTTTGAGTTCATTATTGCTGCATACAGATAGCAGAGGTAAACACATGAAAAGCATCGCAGAACAGATAAGAGAAATGGAACAGACGAAGCTGTCAGAGCTGATTGATTATGTTGGAGGGCAATCACAACTGGCAAGGTTTCTTGGTGTGTCAAAACAGGCTGTTAATCAGTGGGTATCAAGAGGAAGAATTAGCGCTACAGCAGCAATTGATGCCGAGAAACTTACTGGCGGAGTTTTCAGAAAGGAAGATTTAAGGCCGGCTGTCACAAAATGGATTGTTAAATAATAAAGCCCGCGTTTGCGGGCTTTTTGTTATGCTCCTTTTGAGCTTAAACTATCTTTCTCACGCCTTCCGCTATACTCTTTGCTTACATCCTCATACAAAACACCAAACGCCTTACAGAAATTAAATAGTGCGTCGCCCGCAAAAACTTCGCTTGGATGCCATCTTCCTGAATGTCTTGCAACATCCCTGTATGAAGCTGTCACTATGCCGACATTGTTTTTGTATTTTATCCTGCAAAACAAAACGTCATCATCAATGCAGACTCCCATATTGCAACGGAACACAGGGAACTTCCAGTAGTAAACCTCCATCAGGTGTTTACCTGTCATCAGAGAGATTGCGTTGTGATGCCCACCTTCAGGTTCTTCAGATTCAAAGTAGTCAAACAACCCTTTCATTACAATGAACTTGTAGTTAATCATATTTCAACCTCATCATTTGTTAATTTGTAAATAACTACAGCATTACTTGTTCTTTTTGCGCTTTCATCTTTCTCAATAACACCATCTTCAATAAGTTTCTCTATGCATCTTTTCACATCATCGCGTTTATACCCACCTTCTTTTGCAACGCCTCTAACTATTGCGGTCTTAGTCATTCCGCGCTTAACATATTCTTTAACCATGGAGAAAATACCCTCAATTCGTTCTTCCATAGCTTTAGACTTCGCTCCGGAGATACTGTCAGCACGCATCATCAGGTCGCTTGTTGATTTAATCGTTAATGCTACCGCATATCTCAGGTGCTCCATGGTTATGACGCCAGTATCGCACGCGAGAATGCCAGCAATCTTTGCCACCTTCACAGCGCATCTGTTTATCAATGGGTGATAACCAGTACCGTTTTCTACATGCTTTCTTGCAACGGTTTTAATCCATGAGAAGAACTCCTTAGCGAGCTGAGAAACCTCAGGCGTAGCTTTTATAATCCGTCTTTCTTTTTTACTGATGATTGAGTCTGTCCAGTTTTTGTGCCCTGCCGTTCCACCATTTATTATCGTTTTTATGGTCAGTTGCATATCCATAGGGAGATCACAGTAATTGACGTTTTCGTTTTCGTCAGCAATCTCCTGTAACTCCTGCATAATCATTGCACGACCCATAAGACCTGACTTAATGTTTTCTTCAGTGATAAGTCGCTTAAACTGATCATCAGTAGACACACCAAAGATTGAAAAAAATGGATTCCTTATAGCTCCGTCAATTCTGTTTATCACATCATCAAACTGACACTTAATGTCAACGGGGTCTGCCTGTATTTCATTTTCCTCAATAGCAATCAACAGCATAGCCTTTCTCTTTTCGAAAGACTTAATGAAATCCTCAGTAACACGCTGGTCACAATAAAGAACTTCTGACGTGTAAGCCTCCATGATGGCACCAGCGGTTGCCATGTTGTACTCGCTTACTTTCTGACCAACAACACTACCAAGTTTTATGCCAATCTCATCCATGATGATATTAAACATCTGGTTAGCGCAAAGACCTTCATATATCGCACGCTCTGAACGTATCTTGCCAGCAACAGTCTTACTTAATCCTGAGCAATCAATTATCTTTTGTAGCGCTGCAAGAACATCACCTTTACCTGAACCAGAGCCTGCAATGCCAACAGCAAACAGGTTTGGCAAAGCCTTCCTGTTTGTAAGGTAAATATCAGATGACGCCCCGCAAATCATGGATGCGGCGTACAATGCGGCAAGTGCTGCAATATTCTCTCGCTTCTCTGCACAGTTCTTATTAATCCAGGCGGCAAGGCGACCAACAAACCCAGGGGGATAACGGACATCAACGCTTTTGTACTCTACAGGGCATTCACCAACACCCATTGCCATTTCTCGCTCGAAAGACTCAAGTTTTTCAATTTCCTCTGGCGTAGCCTCAAAAGTTACTTGCCTTACCCACCCACCCTCTTGCGCCAGATAAACAAGAGTGCCTGCGGTTATCTTGTCGTCAATTCCATCTTTACCAAAGGAATGCCATTTGGCATCCATCTCCTCTGGCCGGTATTTGCTGAACTGTGATGACCAGTTATTCCACAGGTCAAACCCATTACCGTCAGTTGCTTCATGGATAGCCATCCCCACATTTATCCACGGATTGTACTCATCACCATCATTGATGTATTTGAGCATGTCTTCCATTTCAGCAATGCTGTAATTTTTACTATCAAGCGTGAAAACCTCATCTTCCGATCGCTCAGGACGAAGAAGAAGTTCAATAAGTTGATATGGAGCTTCAGTTATCTCAGAAGGAGAACCATGCTCGGCTTCATAAAAATTACCTGACTTATGGAAAGAGCCGCAGCCAATAACGAAACCAGATGATTTAAAGTCAATGCCATTAAATCTCCTGTCATGAGATCGCAGCTTTATTCCTTCAGGAAGTTTGTAATAGATATGGCGACCACCGCCACCAGTCTTTACCGTAAAACCAGCTTCATCAGCAAGTTCAACATCTAACGCATCACAAAGCGCATCGTATCCATCATTACCACCATTTCTTGGGTCAATATCAACAACAAGATACCCATTAACAAGAACGCCGAATGACTGTAACTTGCCATACTTAGCCATGCTTTCAATCTGCTCATCATCCCACTGGACACCAAGCTGCCAGTTACTCATAATCGGATGCTTTCCCGCAGCCTTACATTCCTGATCGCCACAAGTACAGTTGCGCTCCTCATCCATTGGATGAATGTCGATAATAGGGAAACCGCATTTGCGATAATCTTCATAACCAATCATCACTTAATTCTCCGAACAGATACTTCACCAAACCCAGCCTTTCTTGTTACAAAAACCCATGAGTTATCTTTCGCAACACAACACAGACTTGCCCTGAATTTTTCAATACTGCTATTGGCGCGGAAATCATCAACAACAAAAAAACGCACATCACCAACAGACATACCATTAACAAACTCATACGCCTCAGCCATCGCACTACCAAAACGATACATAACAACCCCCTCTCCAATAATCTAAACTCAATATACCAACATTCCTATAATCAGGCAACACACTCAATACACACAAAACAAATGAACAGCGTTGACAATAAAAAACAAAAGGTGTATCAATACAGGTGCGTTGTTTAAGTGGTTGTTTTGAAAGAAAAAGAATCCGATTTGCCAGCTATTTGCCAGCTATTTGCCATGTATAAGTTACTGATTTTTAACTATTTTACCTAATTCCCTATTTGACACGGCTCTAAAAGACATTTGATGACCGGGAATAAAAATTAGAAGCCACCCGTGGCAAATAGGGCAAATAGAAAATAGAAAAAAACAAAAGCAAAAACAGAAACTTAGAAACAAACAAGTCTGGCAAATAAGAAGAAAATAGAGAAAATAGAAAACATAAAATAAATCACAAATAACCAGCTTAACTGCTGGTTTTCGTTTTTCTGCAGCGTAAGGTATTAATATCTATAATAAATATAAAGAAGATCTTAATATACTTTATAGAGGTAATAAACAAAGGTTACTATTAGTAATACATGTAACTATATATGTGAGCTAGCGTTAACTAACATTTAGTCGTGTTTTTTCTTTCTCTGTGTGTTGACGTAGAATCATCATTGATGTAGATTGAACCCATCGAAACAAACGAGGGTGAAGAGATGAGAATCAAAGACCGTGAAGAATTTGAAGATGCACAGGCTATGGCACGAATTGCAGTTGAGCGCAAAAACAACAGCATTCCTGCCGAAGCATTCTGGAATGCAGCAATGCAGGCTTTAATCTCGGCGTATGGGTTAAGCAAATGACAGGCGCAACATTAGAACTCATAGCCAGTATGGTTATCGTAGCATTCATCATTATCGCAGTGGCAGTTTCTAAATCAGGGTATAAGGAGTAACAATGAGCAACTGGCATAACGAACACATCATGCAGTGGTATCGCCGTCGCATTAAGGCAATCATTAACTCTTATGAGAAATAACAAATGGCAAAGACAATCTATCGTCGCGAGAAGCTGGAACCAGAACTCGGTCCCGTTGGCGCGCAAAACTTTATGAGCAAGCAGGCACGCAATGCAATTGAATCTATCCGCGTAAATCGCGTTGTGCGCGTGTTTAATGGTGAAGGTAAGCGCAGAGTAATGGATGAGCTGATTATCGTGTTCTGACCTCGATTCGGCGCTCTTATTTTAATAGTGATGATATGGCAAAAGTGAAAACATACGAGTTCTGGATAGTGCAGAACAAAATGTATGACAGCAAAACAATCAGGCGAGTCCGCTGGTGGAACAAGTGGTTAATCATGTCCGGCAGCATCGTGCTGGCAAGGTGCAAATTCAAAGCGATTGACATCACAGATGAGGATGCGCTCAAAATCGCGAAGATTGAGTTTGAAGAAGATGGCTATTACGAAGAAATTATGGGTGTCAGGATATGAGCGAAGAACAACGCGGAACAGTAAAAGCAAAAACATATTCAGTTCAAAGAAGCGCAATCCCTCATGCGCCTGATGGTGATGGGTATTATGTCACTGTTGTTGAGCTTGCAGACTACATGGCCTGCCTCAACAGAATCACAGAAATGAGCGTTGAGAACTATCACATGAAGAATCGCATTGCAGAACTGGAGTCTGCATTAAATCGCCATTATGAGTTGCCTGACGTTTACGATATGGCGATAAAGCAATTCGAAAGCCTCAGCAATAACAAGCATCACTTCATCAACGGCACTTGCGTAGAGTGCCTGGCTAAAAGTGAATAGCTACCCGTTCATATTAATTATCAGTGCGCTCTATGTGGCGCACGTTTTAGTGGAGATGTATGGATGATCAGAAACCAAAGACGCCGATACACCACTGGCGCTAAAATCTTCCTTGCTGTTTATGCGCTGGCACTGGTAGTGGCTATTGCAGGAGTGGTGCATTATGTTTAACGACATCAAAACCGCAATGGAATTTATGTGGAAGCGATACTGGGACGGCATGATGACCTGCCATTACATGATGGTGCAGCTCGACAACCGTATTGAGGTTGTGCCTGATAACGGTGTGCACAACATTAAGTGCATGTGTTCAACGAGGGTCTTCGTAAATGCAAACCACTAAACAAAAAGTCTGGCAACTCGCAAAACAGCACGAATTGGATGATTTTATCGCGAAGGTTGCCAAGACATTCCCTGATGCGCTTGAAATCGTTCATGTGCAGACTCGTGATGAAAACGCATGGTGCTATGCTGGCAAGCGTGATAATCATGGTGTACAATAAGCACATAACCACCATTGCTTCACTCATATCATCACCCAACCTTTAACCCGCCTTGTGCGGGTTCTTTTTTGCCTTTGTGATAGAATAAACATAAATATCAAGAGGTGAATTATGTCAGATAAACCAATCGGGCGACCGACAGAATACAAACCTGAGTACGACGAGCAGGCGTACAACTATTGCCTGCTTGGTGCTACCGATAAACAGCTTGCTACTTTCTTTGATGTGAGCGAACAAACAATAAACGCATGGAAACACAAACATCCGTCGTTTCTTGAGTCCTTAAGGCGAGGAAAGGAAATTGCAGACGCAAGGGTTGCTCAAGCATTATTCAGTAGGGCTACCGGGTATGAGCACCCAGAAGACGATATCAAGGCGGTTAATGGTGAAATAGTAATCACACCAACAATAAAAAGGTACCCTCCAGACCCCACATCAATGATTTTCTGGTTAAAGAACAGGCAACCAAAACTGTGGAGAGATAAGCCTGAATCTGAAGGTGCAGATGGCGATGGGGCAATCCATAAGGTGCAGATAGAGGTGATTAGTGCAGATAAGAGTAAGTAAAACGCGAACCTTTGTGATATGATTGAGTAAATCGCGGAGGTTCATATGCATGAAGATTATTTTAGTTACGCCAATGGTAAGCTGTATTGGGTTTTACGCAATGAGGAATCATTCAAAACCAAAAGAGGATACTCAGTACACAAAAATAAATATGCTGGTAAGGAGGCTGGCAACATTGGAAGGAATGGTTACAGGTATGTGCGCGTTTATGGGAAGCTGCTACTTGCGCACCGCATTATATGGGAGATGTTTAACGGACCAATCCCGGAAGGTATGGAGGTCGATCATATAGATACAAACCCATCAAATAACGACATATCAAACCTGAGATTGGCAACGTCATCTAACAATAAATGGAATATGAATATACCATCACATAATACTTCCGGATTTAAGGGTGTGAGCCTTTTCAAGGCTACCGGGAAGTACGAGGCTTACATAAAATTTAACGGCAGGAAGATTCACCTTGGTTTTTTTGATACGCCGGAACTTGCACATGAGGCGTATAAGTTAGCGGCTGATAAGATGTTCATGGAGTTTAGCAATCATGGAAATTAAGATGACACTAACCGAGCCTCAGGCAAGGTTCATGAACCTCAATTGTAAATTCCCTGCTTTTATCGCTGGCTTTGGTACTGGGAAGTCAGAGACTATGTGTAACTCTGCATTGCTTGATAGTCTCGAAGGTGGTTCTGACTCACTTATAGCCATGTATCAGCCGACTTATGATCTTGTGCGCCTTATTCTTGCTCCCCGCATGGAAGAGAAGTTGATCGACTGGGGTATTCGATATAAATATAACAAGGCAGAGAACATAATCTACACGTCATCAGGGCAGATGGGGGATTTTGTTCTCAGGACTCTGGATAATCCGGCGCGAATAGTTGGTTATGAGTCGTTCCGTGCAAAGATTGACGAAATTGACACACTTAAGCAAGAACACGCATCTGAGGCGTGGATAAAAATAATCGCCCGTAACCGTCAGCGCCCGAGAACATATACTGACACGTCAGGCAAGCCTATGAATACCGTTGGCATATTCTCAACCCCAGAGGGGTTCCGGTTTGTTTATGACAGATGGGTAAAGAACAAAAAGGATGGGTACGAAATGGTGCAGGCAAGCACTATGAGCAACCCTTTCCTGCCTGATGACTACGTTCAGTCACTGCGCGATAGCTATCCACCGCAACTCATTGAAGCCTATCTGCAGGGTGAGTTTGTAAACCTTACGTCTGGCACTGTTTATCCTCAATTCGACAGGAATCTTAATCACAGCGACGAGGAATACAAGACTGGTGAACCAGCCCATGTCGGTATGGACTTCAACGTGGGCAAGATGTCTGCGATTATTCATGTTGAAAGGGATGGCGACCCGATCGCAGTTGGCGAGATACTTGGTGCTTACGATACTCCAGAAATGATTCGGTTAATCAAGCAGCGTTTATGGCGTGAGACATCAAATGGTGAGTTTGAGAAGCTGTGTGAAATTTACGTTTATCCTGATGCGTCAGGTGGCAGCCGCAAGACCGTGAACGCTGGCACGTCAGATATAGCTTTGTTGAGAGATGCTGGCTTTCATGTTATGGCTGACAGTAAGAACCCACCAGTCAGGGACCGCATCAACTCTGTTAACGCGATGTTCTGCAATGCTGAAGGAGAGCGCAGATACAAGGTAAACACAAAGCTGTGTCCAGTCTACACTGAGGCGAGAGAGCAGCAGATTTACAACAAGCAGGGCGAGCCAGACAAAACTCACGATAAGGACCACCCGAACGATGCGGCTGATTATTACATTTATAATAAGTTCCCGCTCGTACGACCAATGGCAGCAATGCTAATCCGGCGCAGGCGATAAAAATAAAGCCCTCATTCGAGGGCTTGTTTCTCTATCCACTCATCTATCGTCGGTGGCTTAACTGACTCTACAGCTCCTTTAAGCACCGCTGCCCTGCCGCGCAATATAGTTTGCTTCAATTCTCTGTCATCAAGACCATTGCAATAATCCGCCTCTCTTATTGCGCGCGTCAGTTCTGGATACTTGACCTCGAATTTCGGTATGTTGCACGCCAGATTGGTGCTGTCTGCCGTGTGTAATGGGTAATTACCCAGCACGCGACCATCAAGCATGCGCAGACCGTGAATCTTCGTTTTTAGTCCACGTTTAATATAAATCTCCGTGAGTGCCTCCTTCATTCTGGCATGCCATAATTTAGTGCGAATTGTTGCGTATTGCCCTGATGAGCCAAAGCAGACTTTAGGCCAGTTCTGGCACAGTTCAACCAGCCTGTCGATGCTTTCGTGAAGGTGCCATGTTGGTACGGCTTTACCCCTGAACATAGAAGGAAGTTCACGGATGAGTCTATCGTTATCTTCCTCGCTACCATCAATAACATCAGGGATGATAAAGAAATCAAGTTTTTCATTGTGGTAATGTTGCATCAGCCACTGATAAAAAGGAGTCCAGTCGCGAACAGGGTTTCCGCTTCTCCATGCGCTGAAGGCACCATTATCAAAAGCAACACTTCCAGATAATTCAAGAGCTTTCTTTGTTTGTTGAGGCCATGCGTGAGAAACGAAAGCGCCACTTCCCCGTGTGGCTATTTGCATAACTCCATCACCCCATATCGGCAGACCGTGATAATGATGTATCATTTTGCTTTCCTCAAAATTAATGACCATGCAGCGCCGCCGAAAACTTTAGCCACAAATTGACCAGCGACAACTAGCGGCATAAAGTAACCAAAGGCAATAAGCGGAAAAATTACCGAATCAACAGCTGACGCTGCTATATTGCTTGCGTTGGACTTTATCAGCCAATGCTTTTTGATTAGTAACTGGTATACAGACGCATCAGCTAGAGCTGCGATAGCGAACGAAGCAACACTTGCGATGGCGATCATATCGGTGGCTGGGTTAATCAAATAACTCAACACACCAGCGATACATATAAGAACTATTATTTTCCTGACACCGACCCTCTCATGCAGCTTATCCCTTACAACAAAATCAAGGCCAATAAACAGAAACGCGTTTACTGGAGTGATTGCCGGTCCAAAGAAATGCACCGAGAAATTTGCTGCGCATATTGCTGCTATATAAATTACTGAAAGCATGTTAACTCCTGTTTGTTATTCATTGCCAATCTACATCACTAGCATATTTACGTCAACATTTATTATTGTTGTTGATAAATCAGCATCAACGCACTTGACCAATCTACACCGGGCGCATAGTATATCTACATCAGGCTTACCGGAGATATCACTATGCGCAGCTATGCAGGATTTACACAGGAGGAAAAAGAGCAGGTTTACTCACTGGCACGAGCTGGGGTGCCTGATGATGTGATTTGCCGTCGGTATGATATCGACGAGGATTTTCTACTGCGCGTTATTGATGATGTTTTCGTTAACCTGCAAGAGAAGCGCGGGTACAAGGGTATCTGCTGCAAGAATGATTTTTTGAGAGGGTGATATGATGATTATTGAAAAATCAAATGGCAATGTGGAAATTGAGGTTTTCTCATATAAGATGGCTGGGTATGATGATGATATTAAATTCATTCAGGGTGACGCTGATGAACTTAATATAAGCAAACGTCAGGCGATGGAGTTGATTGATATTTTGCGGAAGTTTGTTAATGGTGAGGAAATTGAGTGATGAGCGTTTATTTTTGCTGCGGACACATAGAACGACAAGGTAGCGTTGCCAGTGTCGGTAGTTTCTGCGGATTATCTATTGGCACTGATGCTGTTAGCGCATATGAGGACGCCATGATAGCGCAGGTGAAAGAAATTCAGTCAATAACTGAGAGTGGTGCTTTTAATCTTTCTGTTATTTTTGATAAATTCGAAAAGGTGGAGTGATGGCACTATTCTGGTCGTTCTGGATTCCATTTAACTTTATGTTCTGGTGGGCTATGGCTGCAGGAGTGAGTGAGCCAACCAGGCTACACTTCATGATTGGCTCATTTTTCGCTGTGGTGACTGGCGTCGTGCCATGTTTACTGTATCAATATTTCAAATAGAGGTGGAGTAATGGACAGAAAACATCTTCACGAGATGGCTGTTGAACTTAGAAAAAGATTTGAGAGCATCTGGCTTGATAACCGTCATGAATATAATGATAAGCGATACCAGATTTACGCAAAATGCAGAGGGTTGGTTGTCGGGGATAGGATGGAAAATGCTGTATTCCATCACAGTAACGCCACGATTCACAGGCGAGCTTTCGACTACTGATACCGTGATATAATCCCCTTAATTGGGAATTTTTTATTGGTGACATATGTCCAAAATTGATGCACTAAACGCCTATATACGCGACCGCGTGGCGAACAATAACCGGGCGCTTCAGCAGCAACGGCTTTGTGCTGGTGGGAAGAATCTGGACCAGAAGCACGATCGCCTGTGGTCTGAGTGCGGGTACAAGCAGGAAATTAACGCTGAGGATTTCCGGTTTGCTTATGAACGTTACCCGCTGGCAAATGCCGCAGTAAATATCGTTCTTAACAAGTCGTGGCATGGTATGCCTACAGTGCTTGAGAATGACGCTGATGATGAAGCTACCTCCCCGTGGGAAAAGAGCGTCAATGACATCCTGAAGAAGGCGCTCCCATTCATCATGGATGCAGATAAGCGGAATCTGATTAACCGATACTCTGCGCTAATACTGCAAATACGTGATGGGCGCAAGTGGAGTGAGCCGGTAGACACCACCAAAACCCGCCGCATTAAAGATAAATCCATCGTCCGCTTTATTCCTGTTTGGGAAGAGCAGCTCCGCGTCAGTGCGTGGAATAACAATGAAGCCAGCGAAGACTACGGTATGCCTGAGATGTACGAGTATCAGGAAAGCGCCGTAGAGGATTTCGACAGCGACGGCAAACCTGAGCGTTCCGTGCAGATTCATCCAGACCGCATTATCATTCTTGCCGAGGGTAGCTTTGACGGCAGCATGTTCAGCGGCGTTCCGTTGCTACGCGCTGGTTTTAACTCACTAATAGATTGCGCTAAGGTTTCCGGCAGTTCTGCTGAGGGATTGCTTAAAAACTCATCTCGCCAGCTTAATGTTTCTTTCAATAAAGATAATGTTTCAGCACAATCACTGGCACAGCAGATGCAAGTTCCAGTGGATGATTTGGCGGACCTGTTGAACGAAAACATTGAAATGCTCAACTCAGGCATTGATGCGGCAATGTTCAGCTTTGGCAGTGATGTTAGCGTTCTTTCAACATCCATGAGCGACCCCGAACCATTTATGTATGTTGCTGCCAGCCAGTTCGCAGCTTCAGTGAATATCCCTCTCAACTCATTGCTTGGAAGTCGTAGCGGTGTTCTTGCGTCAGCCAATGATGAGCAGTCACTGGCAATGATGGCTATGCAACGACGCGATGGATGGCTTGATTATCTGGTTGGTTCTTTCGTTGAACGGTTAATCACCTTTGGCATTGTGGATAAGGCGCCAGCCGCTGGATATTATTGCAAGTGGAATGACCTGCTTGAACCAACGCAGAACGACAAGGCTGAATTAATAGTTAAGCTGGCTCAGGCAGCACAAAGTGCAGCAAATGCTGGCGTAAGTCCAATCCTTACTGGTGATGAAATCAGGGGATTTCTTGGGCTTGAGCCTTTAGATATGCCAGATGGATACATGGAAGATACACCACCGGAAGACGAAGATGAAGATACTCCGGTTTAACGCTCGCCTTCCGCAACCGCGCATATCGCAGAGCCTGACCGACCCGCTAGGTGCTGCGTCTCGCCTGTCGAAGATGGACAAGGTGATAACGCGCAAATACAAGCAACTCAGGACTCGTGCGCTTGAGTTGTTTCGCACCATTCCGAGCAGTCATGTTAACGCAGAATCAAGCGGCCTGTACTTCTACGATTTCAGTAGTGCGCGTGCCGCTACGTTCGTGGATGAATTGCAGGCAATGATTGACGAGATTCTTCTGGAAGGTGACGACTTCGGTCACGGCAGAATGTGGGCCAATGTGTTCATCGGTGATGCATATCAGGCTGGTACACAGAAGGCTAACTCAGAACTATCAAGCCTGTCTCCGGTTTACGCCGAGCAGAGACCGATTGCTGCGATACTCTATAGTGAGCCTTACCTTAACAGGCTGCGGTTGGCGTACACAGCCGGATATTCAGACTGGCGAGGATTGAGTGATTATTCCCGTCAGCAACTGGCATCTGTCATTATGGAAGGCATTGCCCGTGGCGCTAATCCTCGCGATGTTGAAGCTGACATCGTTAAGCGTGTCGATGTATCTCACAGCTACGCTAAGCAGCTGGCGCAAACAGAAATCACCGGAACGCTACGGCAGGCTAACAGGCGGGAAGTCATTGAGGCGCGCGAAGAGTTAGGCATTGAGACGGTGATGCTGTGGCAGTCGGCACTAATGCGCACAACTCGCCAGACACACGCGGCGAGACACGGGAGGTTTTACACACCAGAAGAAATTGACACGTTCTATAGCGAAGTTGCTAACCGCAGGAATTGTCACTGCTCTCAGAGTCCAGCATTGCTAATGGACGGTAAGCCTGTGATTCTTGAGTCATCGCAGGAAAGGCTTGATAAACAGCGAGAAGCGTGGCAATCAGCAAATAAAAAGCCCTCTAAGTGAGGGCTTTGATTTATTTCGATGACTTATCGCATTTTCTGCACCAACTTGTAAGGCACATGCGACCGCAATGATTACATATGGGCCACATATCAACCCTCCAGTTTAACGCCGGGAATTTTGCCTGCTGCGATGGCGTCGTAAATAATTTCGTATTCACTATAAATCCAGTTGTCACCCTCATCAGACTCCCTCTGCATTGCCTCTATTGCTGCATCGCGCCTCCTTTCTGCTTCTGTGCGCAGCGGTTTTATGCGCCCTGAGTTGGCTTGAATGGAGAAGTATTTTCTTGCGGGTACGTTGCGCATCACAACAGCTTTCCCATCAAAATCATAACCAACCACAACACAATGAATAATGCCTTCATCAACATAACACTCACATTCACACCCAACTGACGGCAAGCCTTCGCCGTTCCATGCTGGCTTTTGCGATGCTGCGAGTGCGGATTCGTATTGCTGCTTAGTAACCACATCCGCAATCCAGTCATCGCATTTTTTGAGCTTAAAGTCACTGCAATAGTCAGATTCCATTTCAAACAACTGGCCCTCACTATCCTGCTCTACAGCATCAACTCCCTCAGGCCACCCACCACGCTTAGGCAATTCTTGAACTAACAGGTCGATAAGTTTCATTTTGTTTCTCCCAAAGCCTTATTAACCGCCGCACGCGCATTATCCAGAGCGCGGCGCTTGCTTGATGTTGTCCAGACTTTGCCTGAGTTGTCGTCGTAGATTTCCAGTAGTTGCTGGAGTGCTGATAGCATGGTCTTGTTATTGTCGTGACAATAGCCCACGGAGAACCCAAGCCAAATCCAGTCCTTTTCCATATCAGTCATGCCGACAAAACCAACGGAATCGAACCATTTGCTAAATAACTGGTAAACTTCGCGCTGAGTCATCATCAACCTCACTTAATATATTCAATAATTTTGCATTCACGCATCTGCACCAGACCAAATGGCGCAACCACCTTACCGCACGGACGGATTTTGATTTGCTCAAGTCTGAACACTCCGCAACGTCCGTTTTCTTTGAATTTGACCATTACCATAATTACACCTCGAATGACTTTGTTAAATGATTAAGTGGCTTACCTATAACTCCAGTTATCACCCCTTGATATGACAACCTGATCTCATTCAGGAAGCATGGGTGAGTTTGCGTAAATTCAATGCAGTCAAACCACATTGAAAAGCCAGCGTTCTTCAGTGTGCATAGATTGCAATACCATTCAATACGAAATCTTGCGCCATCAGGCGTCTCTATGCGTATATCACGCAAGCTAAAATCATCAATTGACTTCAAAGCGCCTTTTTCTTTCGCTAACTCCAGCAGTTTAATTAATTCTTCTCTATTGTTAATTTTCATCTTCATCACCTCATTCACCGTTTGATGTAGATACTATGCACCACCACTCAATCTACGTCAATACCTGTTGTGATAGAATTAGTTATTATTTGAACAGGAGGCAGAATGAAACTATCGCAACGCGGCATGGAAACGCTTGGGATCACCGATGCCGTAGATATATCGCCTTACATCACCACCGAGACAACGCAGAATCAGTTTGATGCACTGACAAGCCTCGCCGCCGACATCGGCATTGACACGTTCCGCAAGTCAACACTCCTGAAGAAACACAATCTTCGCTGCTTCTCGTGTGTCGTCGCGCATTTCATCGTGTGGGGCGAGAAGACCGACAACAAAGTAAAACGCAAAGCTGAAAAAGAGGTTTACTGGTATGGCTATTAGCAAAAACATGAAGGCATTTCTGGATATGCTGGCGTACAGCGAGGGCACGGATAACGGACGGCAGAAAACCAATAATCATGGCTATGATGTGATTGTTGGTGGATCGCTGTTTACTGATTACTCAGACCATCCGCGCAAGCTGATTAGTCTGCCTAAGCTGGGTATCAAATCCACTGCAGCCGGACGCTATCAGGTGCTGGCTAAGTTTTATGACGCGTATAAAAAGCAGCTGCGCCTGCCTGACTTCTCCCCCGCATCGCAGGACGCCATTGCAATACAGCTAATCCGTGAATGCAAGGCCACTGCCGATATTGAGGCTGGGCGCATTGCTGATGCCATTCATAAATGCCGCTCCCGCTGGGCTTCATTGCCGGGCGCTGGCTATGGTCAGCATGAGCAGAAGCTGGATAAGCTGATTCAGGTATATAAGGATGCTGGCGGAGTTGTGGCATGAAAAAGCTAAGCAACTGGCTGCTCGGCGCGTGGATTTCGTTCTGCTCACTGTTGCAACTATGGCCTGACGCAATGATGCATGTGTGGGTAATGATGCCGGACGACCTGAAAGCGGCACTACCGCCAATCGTGGTCAAAGGTGTGAGCTACTCCATCATGCTGGTTGGTATTCTCAGCAAGATGCACGGCATGAGGAAGGAAAACCGGAGGCTGCGCAATGGTGAGTGAGCAAAGAGATGCATTAGCACAGGAATGGGCGCGCATAACCAGCGGGGGAGGTGATATTGAGTCGGCGTGGCTTGAGCTTAAGCATCGCGCTAAGCTGATTCAATTCGCAACTCGTCGGTGTTTTATATGGAGGCTGCGCAATGATGTCGATTCTCGCTAAATACTGGCGACCGCTGGCAATTATTATAATTGTTGTTATC